GGGGGGGGAGCGGCATTCGCCGCGGCCTCTTGAGCAGCCTTTTCGGCAGCTCTCTGAACAAGGAACTGTTCGGACGTAATAATCACGTCCTGAGCGCGAATGGCTTGTTCCATTAAATCACCGCCCAGGGCGCTGACGTCAGCGTAAACCCCGTCACGTTTTACCCTGGGCAACTCCCCGGTGCGCTCGTAGCGAGAAATAATCCAGTTAACGTCACACGACTCACGATGAGACTGATGAGTACGAGACTCACCAACAACCTCGGTGTGCAAACGCTCACGAGAAAAAGGCTCACGAACACGACGAACAAAAGAAAGAACGCCCTGGGCGTCAACGTCAAACCAGTCGATAGACATTAGCGACCTCCACGGGGCGCAGAGCGCCCATAACGTTTAGAAGGAGAACGAGAACCGCGAGGGTTAGCGCGAGTACCACCAGCAGCAGAACCAGCGCCAAGATCACGAGCAAAATCAGGAGCGGAAGCTCCCCAACTCTTACCAAGCTCCATAAGCCAGTCAATGATCGGCCCACCAATACGATAAGCACGTTTAATAACAGACTGCTTGTCGGCCTCATAGGACTGAAGACGCGTGTTCTGATCATTCAACGCAGAAGAAGACAACGCCTGAGACGTCTGGCCAGAAACAAGACCGGGACGCTGGCGCTCAGTCTCAGTCTGAGCACCGGTAAGTAAACGCATAACAGGAGCGGAAACAATATTTTCATCGACAAGCAACTTCTCGGACTGCTTCTTAGCAGTGTCCGCCTGAATATTAGCCTGCTGATCGCGCAACAACTGCGCTGACTCCTTGGCGGCTTCAGCTTGAGCAGCCTGAAGCGAAATAGCCGACTTGGCAGAGTGAGCTTGAGTCTGTCCACCGCCAAAATCAGGATAATTCATCATAGAAGGAGCAGAACCGGACGAAGGAGAACCAAGAGCAAGAACACGATTCAAACCAGCGGCCTCCAAATCCGCAGCAGCACGACGATAGGAAGTAGAAGCCATCGCACGGTTATAGTCGCGATTCTTCTCATTCTCATATGCAGCGAGAGCAGTATTCAAAATATTGCCGCCGGCCTGAATAAACTCTAAAGGATTGGACATAAACACCTCAGAAATGATCAATCAAACCGGGAACAGAATAAACAGGCATCGGGCGAGAACACTTCAAATCGAACCAAAAATCGGCAAGGAAGTGAGGTTCCGAAGGCACCGCGATAACACGGTCGATAGGCGGATTGTCCTGAATGAACGAATCATTCAACGCCGGAGCAGACGAAAAATCCTGGGAAAGATGCCAAACGTCAAGAGACGAAGCGAAATTACTATTGAACAAACCAGTAATGCGGGAAGGCTTGTAACGATATTCAGCATAGCGCTCCTGATAACCAAAAACGTCTTCATCGGAAGAACCGCCGGAAATGAATATTTCCTTGTTAAGAACGGCTTGCTCGCCAAGATGTGCAAGAGCTGGCCAGTAAAAATCATAACGAGTAAGACGCGACCAAAAACGCTCAAGACCTTGCTGATAGGTCAAATCAGCGCGAGCAGAAGCAAGACCAATAATGAAACCATGCTCAGTAAACGACTTAGTAAAACCGGCACGATTCACAGAGGTACCAACAGCGGCCAAATTGGCCTGGGGAACAGAAGTAGTCACAGCAGTAGAAGCAACAGGAGCAATAGAAATACGCGAAGAACCACCGCCTAAAAACTCGGGACGCTGCAAGCGAGCATCGTCGGAACGAACACCAAAATGCGACAGAACTAACTCTATGTAACGAGTACCGCCACGAGCATCACGCTCAAGCAACCGCTGAATCTGAAACGCAGTACGCAAATCATTAATGGTCACCGCAGTAGCGGACGAAAGATCGGCAGCAGCAGTAGAACGAGCATCATCCAATTCAGCCCAAATCTCGGGACGAGAATTAACACCAGAAGATTGTGAAAAGTAAGCAATACCATCCGAACCAGTATAACCAGTGTTCGCAGAAGGAGCCTGAGGAGTAGCAGTTTGCTGCAAAGAAACGCCGCCACCGGCAGTAGTGCCAGTGATAGCACCAATACCAGAAATAGGGGCGCGGCCCGTCAGAGGAGCAGATCCGCCAAGCGGAATAACAACAGGGTCACCCTTCTGAGGCCAAGGCAGACAAGAAGTGAAGTAGTCGTGGCGTTTACCGCGACGAAGAGGAACAGCGGAATTCAAACTGTCTGGGCCATTCCCAAGAGAAACCGGAATACGATCTTGCAAATTCTGATCACGATACCACTCGTTCCAGATCAAGTAGTAAGCACGGAAAGGCAACGCGGAAATATTCGGCGCACCCGTGTAACCGTTCACGTAAGGAATGCCGAAATAGTTAGCCAAACTCGTCGGCGTGATCGAATTCAACTCAAGAGACGCCTGGGGAATGGAAAACGTAGTGGGGTCATCGTCAGGGTCGAGACGCTCTCCGCAAAACTCTTGCCAATGACTCCACGTCAAACGCGTAGGAACGAAGAAAAAATGCAGATCAAGGTACAAATTATCCATGATCGGCTTTAACGGAGTAGCGAGACGAGCGAAAGACGTCGAGTTGAGATCGAACGTGTCACCGGGAACAACTTCATCGACAAAAACAGGAATCAACAAACCAGCATCGAACGCAGTCTTATACGCATGCGAACGATCAAACTTGGAACGCGGAATTTCAGCCGAAGGAACAGCCGCAAAATGCGACTGAGACGAAGTAACACCTGGCTGCTGGAAATATTTGCTACTCATAAATTAAGCCTCGAAAGGAATGATAGGTGTAGAAAAAGCGTCAACAAAATGCGAAACAGTCATCATAGGCGCTTGAGAAAAACGCCATTCTTCGCCATCAAAAAACTCAACAAGAACTAAAACATAATCGTCGGAACCGCCAGGAAACATATCGTGCAACTTGTTAGCAAGAGAATCACGATCTGAGGAGACAGCCTCAGTACGCTTGCCGGTCTCACGATGAACGAGCTGGAAAAAACACTTTGGAGAACGACGCGGGCTAGATGTAGTCATAACTTGGCACTCCGTAGTTTAAGACTTGACTTCTTCGAAGACTCCATGGAACGCAATTGCTCCATCGTGCGCGGAGTCACTAACGCACGACGGGACTGCTTGACAAGAGCGAGGGAATCATCCTCGTCCCAATCAAAATAACGAGCAGGAATAGGATATTCCTTACCCTCAATAGTGACGGAACCAGTACGGCGGAGATCGTCGCCAAACTTACGCAACCACTCACGACCAATGCCTGGACGACGAGACATAAGAGTAAAAGTGTCAGTATCACCGACCTTCTTATAAACATAACCGGCAACGTAACAAGCGGCAGACATAGAAAAAGGCGCGATAGCGACGTGGCCATGGCCCCAAGCATCAAGAACGGACTTGTGGGAATAAAGACCAGAGCCAACGTCATCGGCACCCTCGAGAAAATCCTGACCGAAAAAAACCGCATGATAATGCGGCCTACGAGTGAGCTCGCCATACTCACCAACAGCGAAATAACGGAAGGAAAACTGATGACGCAAACGCTTAAAAAAATCCTGCAAATCAGACTTGACAAGCGTCGGAGGAGCATCGGCATATGTCAACGTGAGAAAGGAATTCTGGGAATGCAGCTGCGCTTCGTGATACATGCGAAGCGACCAAACCAACGACTTAGAAGCGCGGCAACCGTCGCACTTGCCACACGGCAAATTAAGAGGATCGGAAGAATCACCCTCCCGGAAATTAAAAGACACACCAACCTTGCCAGACTTCTCATGCGGCTTGAGACCACGCCACGCAGTGAGAGGATAATAGCAAGGCATCAGACGAGACTCGGAGTCTTAATGCGCGAACGACGCATACGAAACGACCAATACTGACGAACATCGCGCGGCAACGAACGCTGAGCTGTAAATTCTGCATTCTTAAAATAAGCATGACACGCACGCTCCGAGCCGAAATGGAGCATCGTAAAAGTGCGGATGACAGGAGCAGGGGAAGGAGGATAAGTGTCAGGCTGAAGGTCAAAATCACGCAAAGAGAAACGAGCGTGCCAGTAACGCTCAGTGGGGTCGCCATAAGCAGGGAACATTTCATAAATATCCATAAATAACTCCCAATATCGAAGAATAACGAAACACTAGACAACAAAAAAGGGCCTGTCAAGGCCCTTGTGAAAAAAAAGACAGGGTTAGAAGCGGATACCACCCCGCATCGGAACCCAATGATTGGCAGGCTGCACACGCTTCGCGGTACGGTGAAAATTGCGGTTACTGGTACGAGAACGCTTCATAAAAAACCCCCTGTCAGTAAGTGCAGAAGGATCAAGTGGCTTCTGCACAGCCATCCTAGCGGATGGATCATCGAACGTCAACAGCTTCCGGCTTGCGCCGGGAACAACGAAAAACGGGGCCTAAAGGCCCCGTTTCCCGTCGTTGACAGTAACTAAGAAACAGCGGCCGGGGGGGGAGCGGCATTCGCCGCGGCCTCTTGAGCAGCCTTTTCGGCAGCTCTCTGAACAAGGAACTGTTCGGACGTAATAATCACGTCCTGAGCGCGAATGGCTTGTTCCATTAAATCAC